AGCTTCTTCCACCCAGCAAATGTCAACACCCTCAAACGACTTAACGTTAGCCACGTTGTTCTTGAGGCCGACAAAAGCGAATTCTGAGCCGTTTTTGCCACGAATGGCAGTTTGGGTTATCTCATAGAAACCAAGCAGCCCTAGCGCCTCTATCTGGTCACTAAGCAGCTTATGAACCGAGTCTTTAATTGACGTTTGGAATTCCCGAGCGCAAAGGATGCGTAATTGGCTCTTAGCAGCCAGGATTAACAAAGCCCTAGCAATCCCCCAGGATTTTGCACCGCCTCGGCCACCGTAAGCCACCTTGTATCGGCATGGCTCAAACAAGAAAGCCAGCTTTACAGGAAACTCAGCGTTCTGGACTTGTGGCGTCATTCGGCTTCACAAAAGTAACTTGGATGCCCTGCAATGGTTCACCATCAGCGCCCGTGACTTCATTCTTAACAGTCTCAGACCAGCGCATTTGGGCTTTAGTCCACCAAATCAAACTAGTGGTATCTCCAGCCGTTGCTTTCTGATAAAGCGTCTTAGCAATTTGGCTGTTAGCTTTAGCTTTGCCAATATCTAATTCTTGGCGGTAATGCTTACGCAATGTCTTATCGTCAATACCAACAAGAATAGCAATCTGCTCATGCGGCAGCCCTAACCCGCTGCTTGATTCAACGAGTTTTCTCAATTGATCGGTTGGCTCATGAGTATGGTTCATTTTATAAAGGGGAATTTGCTTAAATTTTACGCAACTTCTTCAGTTTGTGTCAAAAGAACGGCTTTTCTACCTGTGAAATCTTCCCATCGTTTGACAATTACATCGACAAATTTTGGGTCTAATTCCATTAATCTTGCAGACATTCCCAAACGATCAGCAGCTATTAATGTGCTTCCTGAGCCACCAAAAGCATCAATAACAATATCACCTGCTCTTGCTGACGATTTAAGCATCTTTTCAATTAATCCCACAGGCTTCATTGTTGGATGTTCGCCTGAACGTTTAGGCTTTTCATGAAAAAGTATGGATGATGGGCTTTCTTCCAAAGTAGCCTCACCAGAGACAAATAAAACAGAGTCACCAACTTTAATCATCCAGCGACCATCTTCAGACTTTTGGATTGGCCCACCTTCTCCGTGATCAATGACAGTGGTTAACTTTCGGCCGCCATACCAACGATGTTTGCTTCCAGGCTTCCACCCATACAAAATAGGCTCATGCATCCATTGATAGTCTGACCGACCTAACACCAAAGAATTCTTGCGCCAAATTAAACAGCCTGACAATTTAAAGCCAGCTTGAATGAAAGCTGATCTAAAGTTTAATCCTTCTGTATCGGCATGAGCAACATAAATCGGAGCGCCACTTTTCATTACAGCAAACATGGAAATGTAGGCATCAAGCAAAAATTGTTTAAATTCATCATTTGCCATGTTGTCGTTTTGAATCTTTCCGGCCAGCTTAGATTCATAAGCTACGTTGTAAGGAGGATCAGTCCAACAAATGTCTGCTTTTTCGCCATTCATGAGTTTGTCCCATGAATTGATATCTAAAGATGAACCACACATTACTCGATGAGGGCCAAGCTGATAAACGTCACCTTCTTTGCTTTTTGGCTCTATAGGAATGTCTGGGACATCATCAGGATCTGTAAATTCTTCTTTTTCAATTACAGGATTTAATAAGTCTTGAAGTTCATCAGCGTTAAACCCAAGCACTTCCAAAGCAAACCCATCAGCCAACAATTCGTTCAACTCAATGGTCAGCAGTTCATTGTCCCAATCGGCATTTAGCGCCAGCTTATTGTCGGCAATGATGAGTGCTTTACGCTGCGTATCAGTTAAATGTGCAAGCTCAATGGTCGGCACTTTATCCATTTTCAGCTTACGAGCAGCCATTAAACGGCCATGACCAGCAATGATGCCTTTATCCCCATCTACTAGGATAGGGTTAGTCCAGCCAAACTCTTTAATACTTGCCGCTATTTGGGCGACTTGCTCATCAGAGTGCTTACGTGAGTTGTTAATGTAAGGAATCAACTCATCGACTGAACGTTCAATTATTTGCATAAATAAGAAGGGAACTTTGATTTGGGTTTCAACATGGTATAGCAGAAAGCCAGAAAATGCTATACGTCACCATCCTCAAATGCTGGCTTAACAGTTCCCAATCTATCAAGAAGCAGCGCTGTCGTCTTTTTGCGCTTCTTCAACTTTTGGCTTAGTCATCGCAATAGCTTGGCTGTTAGCTTCTGCCAACAATGACTGCAAATGTTTCTGAAGGCTAAAAATTCGAGCTTCAAGGGCTTGAATAATGTCACGAATTTCAGCTTCGCTATGTGAAAAATTAAACATTACTTCTTACCTTTCTTTTTTTCTGCTTCACGTTTCTCGCTGTACGCAATTGCCACGGCCTGTTTAACAGGCTTTCCGGCCTTTACTTCAGTTTTGATGTTTTCTTTAAATGCTTTATCACTCGTTGATTTCTTCAGCGGCATCTTCGTCTTCCTCTAACCATTCAATTTCTTCATTCACAAACGCCACGATCAAGTCAGCCAGTTCAACCCATTCGCCATCTTCGTGACCAACGGTGTCAATAGCCATTTGTGCGGCACGAAAACGAACATTGTCAGTTTCAAAAAACATGGTAATTCCTTTAAGTAGATGGGAGTTCTTCAAAGCAAACGTCCTGCCACGACATGAGCAAGTACCGTTCACCATCTTCTTTATACTCCATGAATTTTAAGTATTCGTTACCATACTCTTTTGCCAAGTGACCAAAGTAAACCTTAGCCCCTACGGTTACTTTCATGTCCTCGAATGAGCCATCATCTAAATAACGGCCTGGCCCAACAGCGACCACCGTACCAATGGTGTCGGCTTCTGCTGTCTTAATCCATAGTTCTGATTTGATGCGTGGCTCAGGCTTGACCACGATCTTGTCACGCAAAGGCTTGAGTTTCATTGATGAATCCTCTTAGGGCGGCCTGGCTTGCGCTTTTCCTCTGTCATGATGTCCATCACAGGGAGAGATAAAAAGCCCCCCACCGGAGTGGGAGGTAAGTCGGTGCAATCCGACAAGGAGACATATTCGCCGCACCAATGTGATTGGTACTTAACTACGGCGTTAGGGTAACGATGGCACTCACCAGCGTGACCCGTGTATTCCCAAAATTTGCAGTTTTCGCAAACTTCACTAGAATTATGTGTAGCCATAACAACCTTATCTTGTTAACGGTTAGATAGCCCCCTTGGTCGTCACACCTTGGGGGTTATCGCTATATTAGCAACCAGGGTAACGTTTTTCACGGTCATGGACATAAGCAACGTGTTCACGTGAACCGCCCTTCATTTCGCCCAACAAACCGTCATTCTTACCCATGTGACCATCAACACGGTCGCCCATGCTGTCAGCTTTGCCCATAGCAACACCACCAACCAGCTTGGCTTTGCGTTCGCCAGTCATATCAGAAGCGTTCACGCTTTTGGGCATTTTTTCACCAGATGCACCAGCCATAAACTTGGTGCTGTTTGGGCCTTTTTCACTACCCATCTTCTCGCCTGTGCGATCAGAAGCGGTAACACCCTTAGGTGTTTTTTCTTTACCGTAGTATCCCATTTTAAAATCCTTTAGGTTAATGGTTCTTACATCTTATCAGAAGGGTACGTCAGAATCAATACCCTTGTCAAACTCTTTTGGTTTGGGGTCGTTCAAGTAAGCCCAACCACTCCAGCCGCCCTCAACAATCGGCATGGCGTCAAACTTCAGCATAGGGCCGTTTTTAGTCTCAATCATAGAGCCAATGCGCTGATAACGTGACTTTTCTTGGCCTTGGGCATTGGTGTATTTGCCGCTGATGACTGTGATTTCTTTAATGGTTTTGCTCATTTAACGCTTTCAAGTTTAAAAGTTTTGCTACTTTTGTAGCGGTTTCTTGCAGAAATTCGATGACTTCCGACTCCAGCAATCGTATGTATTGATTGTCTCTAGGGATTCGTTTAATAAATAGCTGTAAGTCTGGAGGGAGGCGTGGGTCGTAAGATACAAAGTCACACCAATCACGACCAGTGCAAGCCATCTGCCAGAAAATTTGATCTGCATATTTCTTTGGTACGGCTTGGTTAAGTAGTGTATCGATGTGGGTTGACGTATTGGGACACTTTATTTCAATAAGTCCGTCAGCACCCACCAATCCATCAGGAGAAGCGCCGCTATTGACAATACTTGGGTGATCAATGAACCCAACTTCATCAACCAAAACGTCCATTTTTGCTTCATACGCTGCCCTTGCTAGTGGTTCTGTTTCTGTTCCCCATTGCATAGCAGAATTGCTATATTGCTCTGCTGGCTTGCCTGTAAGTCTTTCGCAAACCAGTTGAGCCATGTAGTTCTCACGACTCGTTGAGTAGCCCGATTTTGTCTTTGCAACCACATCGGCAACTCTTGAGGCTGTGACTTTTCCAAGTCTTGCTGTAAACCAATCATCAGTCCGTTGTTCCACTTTTAGGCTCCTCATCGTCACTCAAGACGGCAAAGTCAACATTCCAAGCGTTTTTCAGTTCGCAATCAAAAAATTCCATGTCGTACTTGGCTTCGACATACTTAATTAAGATTTGCTTAACTTCTTCTGCATTAAATGTGAGCTTCATAGTGCTGCCTTTCGTGCGTTCTTAGCCGCAATAACTTTTTTCTGTGCTTCTGGGTCAGATTGGGTGTCTTTGAAGGCTTCGGTGTAAACCGATTTAAGCGCATCAGCGTTAGGGGCTGCGCTAATCTCTGCTAACCAATCAGCTAGGCGACCAGCGTCAAAGCTAGGTGCTTTCCGGCTAGCAGCGTTACCGTCATCATCCTCTGGGGCAATACCGCAAGCCGCCATCAGCGAATAGCGCCGAGC